CGACGATGATGACGATGACGATATGGACGAATCAGTTCAAGACGATGGCGCAGAAGCTATCGATGCGACAGATAAAGCTATTGAAAAATCAAAGCCAAGTAAAGTTGCTGAGCCAAAAGGTAAATCAAAAGGTAAGATGAAAGAGTCATATGACTTTAAAGCTGACCTAGATGCACTTGTTGTTGCAGATGACAACTTATCAGAAGGCTTCCAAGAAAAAGCAGCTACAATCTTTGAAGCAGCAGTAAAAACAAAAGTTGCTGGTGAGATTGATCGTCTAGAAGCTGAATATACTCAGCACCTAGAAGAAGAAACAGCTGAAATCCGTAATGAACTAGTAGAAAAAGTCGATGGTTACTTAAACTACGTAGTTGAAAACTGGATGGAAGAAAACCGTTTGGCTGTAGAAAATGGTTTGAGAAATGAAATCTCAGAATCATTTATGGAAGCACTAAAAGGCGTATTTGTAGAGCATTATATCGATGTACCAGAATCAAAAATTGATATGGTAGACGATCTTGCAGAACAAGTACAAGAATTAGAAGAGCATCTAACAAAAGCAACCGAAGATAATATTCGTTTGTCTGAGTCAGTAGCTCAAATGCGTCGTTCAGAAATTTTAGCAGAAGCATCACAAGATTTAGCAGTAACAGAAGCTGAAAAGCTTAAAACACTTGCTGAAGATGTAGATTTTGAAGATGAAGCAACATTCACTAGAAAAGTTGCAACATTGAAAGAATCATACTTTGCTAAAACTGTAACCGAAAATGTAGAAGAAGCTGAAATTGCTACAAATGCAGATGGTGAAGAAATTGAAGTTTCACCACTCATGGAAAAGTATCTAACAGCTCTTTCTAAGTCAGTAAAATAATTAAATTCCATTAGGAGAAAACAAACAATGTTTAATGCAGAAAATGCTTCTCAGAAATGGCAGCCAATCCTAGAGCATGCTGACATTCCTGAAATTAAAGACAACTACCGTCGTTCAGTAACTGCGGTACTTCTAGAAAACCAAGAAAAAGCAATGCGTGAAGAGCGTGCAGCTTTCGGTTCTCTAAACGAAACAGCAGCTAACGCAACAGGTGCAGGTGTTGATAACTTTGACCCAGTACTTATCTCTCTAGTACGTCGTTCTATGCCAAACCTAATGGCTTATGATGTTGCTGGTGTTCAGCCAATGTCTGGCCCAACTGGTTTAATCTTCGCGATGAAATCACGTTACTCTACTCAAGGTGGTACAGAAGCGCTATTCAACGAAGCAGATACATCGCACTCAGGTGCTGGTTCTCATGCTGGTGCAACTGATTCACTAGGTTCATACGGTACAGATACTACTCCAGCTGATGGTGTTGAAGATTCATTCGCAACTGGTACAGCAATGGCAACATCAGCTGCAGAAGCTCTTGGTAACACAGGTAATGCATTTGGCGAAATGGCTTTCTCAATCGAGAAAACAACTGTTTCTGCGAAATCACGTGCACTAAAAGCTGAGTACACAATGGAACTAGCACAAGACCTTAAAGCAATTCACGGTCTTGATGCTGAATCAGAACTAGCAAACATCTTGTCTGCTGAGATTCTTGCGGAAATCAACCGCGAAGTTATCCGTACAATCAACGTAAAAGCGAAGCTTGGCGCACAAACTTCAAACACAGCAGTAAATGGTGTATTTGATGTTGATGGCGATTCAGATGGTCGTTGGTCAGTAGAAAAGTTCAAAGGTTTGATCATGCAGATCGAACGTGAAGCAAACACAATCGCGAAAGAAACACGTCGCGGTAAAGGTAACTTCATCATCTGTTCTTCAGACGTTGCTTCTGCTCTTGCAGCAGCTGGCATGTTGGACTACACTCCAGCTCTAGCAGCTAACCTAAACGTTGATGACACAGGCAACACATTTGCTGGTGTTCTTAACGGTCGTACAAAAGTATACATCGATCCATATGCATCACAGGATTATGTAAACGTAGGTTACCGTGGTACAAACCCATACGATGCGGGTCTATTCTATGCTCCATATGTTCCATTAACAATGGTTCGTGCGGTTGGTGAAGAAGACTTCCAGCCACGTATCGGATTTAAAACTCGTTACGGTATGGTTGCTAACCCATTTGCGGGCGGTGCAGGCTCAAGCGAAACAGGTACAGATCGTGCTAACCAGTACTACCGTATCTTCGCTGTAACAAACATCCTAGGTACATAATAATAAGAGTAGGATTAACCTACCTTTCTTAAGGGGCTCTTCGGAGCCCCTTTTTTTATTGTATAAATAGTATAAAGTAATTAATATGGAAAATTGCTATGGCCTATGAAAAAGAAATAAATTACAAATTAGAACCAACTTCATATTTAGCAGACAATCAAACATTTGCTAATCCTGCAGGGTTTAGATTAGTTATTGATAGTTTAAAATATCCTAATGCTCAGTATACTGTTCAGGCCGCGGCCATTCCAGATCTCTCAGTTCCAGGAGCTCCGCTTAGTACTCCAAAAAGAAATATATTAGTTGCTGCTGATAAGTTAGACTATGCGCCACTTACTCTTACTTTTTTAGTAGATGAAAATTTTACGAATTATCAAGAACTTCATGATTGGATGTTTGGTATGGTTGGCCAAGATGATTTTGGTGAAAGAAAAGTTAGAGACTTAACATTAGTAATATATAATTCAAGTAATAACGTCGTGAAAGAAATTCAATTTGTCGATGCTCATCCAACTAGTCTTTCTTCTTTACCATTTGAAGTTACAAATGAAAGCGTAAATTATTTAACTGCAGTAGTTGAATTTAATTATAGTTATTATAAATTTGTTTAAGGATATTTTATTTTATTATGCTAAATCTTGAAGATATTTTGAAAATGTGGGCTAAAGATTCTGAAATTGACGAAATCCGATTAGATGAAGCCTCAAAACATACAGCCTCTCTCCATGCAAAATATTTAGAAATGCTTTCTGTAACTAAATTACAGTTAAAGCGAAAAGATATGGAATTCAAAGTATTACTTAAAAATAAGTGGTTATGGTATAATGGCAAAATGTCAAAAGACCAAATAGATCAACTTGGCTGGGAGTATGATGCTTTGAATGGCTTGAAAGTATTGAAAGGCGAAATGGATTATTACTATGACGCTGATCCACACATTCAAGAAGCACAAGCAAAAATCGATTATCTTAAAACTTTAATTGAGACTTTGGAGGAAATTATAAATACTATTAGGTGGAGACATTCTACTATTAAAAATATGATTGACTGGAGAAAATTTGAAAGTGGTGGATAATGGATGTTATAAAGATTCAAAATAAGAATCATTCATTTTTACATGTAGATTGTGAACCATCTGTAGCAAACGAATTATCTGACTTTTTTACTTTTTATGTTCCTGGTTATAAATTTATGCCAGCGTATAAAAATAAAATCTGGGATGGTAAGATTCGTTTATATGATGTTCGTAAAAAAGAACTACCAGCTGGCTTATTTCGTTATGTAGAAGAATTCGCTGGAACACCTGGTAGAGATTACCAGATTGAATTATTACATGATAATTATTATGGTTTGCCAAATTCCGAAGTAGAAGTTGATATGTCGTATATTAAAGATATGACTATCACATCAAAAGGAAAGGAAATAGAACCAAGAGATTATCAACTAGAAGCTATTCAGCATGGCCTAACAAATAAAAGAGCATTGTTGATTTCACCTACAGCTTCTGGTAAATCTTTAATCATTTATTCTATGATCCGTTGGTACTTAGAAAATTATGATAAAAAAGTAATTATTATTGTTCCAACAACTTCTCTAGTAGAACAAATGTATAAAGACTTCGGAGATTATTCTGAATATGATGATGGATTTAATGTAGAAAAATTTTGTCATAAGATTTATTCAGGAAAGGAAAAAATATTTGACCAAAGAGTGGTTATTACTACTTGGCAGTCGATTTATAAAATGCCCGGTCACTGGTTTGAGCCATATGGTATGGTGATCGGAGATGAAGCACATAATTTTAAAGCCAAAAGCCTTACTTCAATTCTTACAAAATGTCGTGAGGCTGAATTTAGATTTGGTACAACTGGTACACTTGATGGTACTAATACGCATAAACTTGTTTTGGAAGGTTATTTTGGACCTGCGTATTATGTCACTACGACAAAAAGTCTTATGGATCAAGGAGCGCTTGCGGAACTAGATATATCAGTACTTTTACTAAAATATTCTGATGAAGAATGTAAGCTAATAAATAAAGTAAAGTATCAAGAAGAAGTTAATTTTATTGTCAAACATGAAAAGCGAAATAACTTTATTTCTAATTTAGCTTTAGATCAAGACGGAAATACCTTAGTATTATTTCAACTTGTAGAAAAACATGGTAAGCCTTTATATGATTTAATCAAGGCAAAGGCTCACCAACGAAGAAAAATATTTTATGTCTCTGGTTCTGTAGATACTGATATTAGAGAACAAATAAGAGAAATTGTGGAAAGGGAAAAAAATGCCGTTATTGTTGCAAGTCTTGGTACCTTTAGTACTGGTGTTAATATTCGGAATTTGCATAATATCATATTCGCTAGCCCAAGCAAATCTCAAATCAAAGTTTTACAGTCGATTGGACGAGGATTGAGAAAAAGTGATGATGGTAGAGAAACAAAGCTATATGATTTAGCTGATGATCTCCATTGGAAAAGCAATAAGAACTATACACTAAATCATGCAGCAGAACGCATTAAGATATATACTAAAGAGAAATTCAGATATAGGATTTATGAGATTAAACTATGACAAAACAAGAAAAAAATAGTTTAGAAGATTTAAACATTCAACATTTAAAATTATCAGATGGAAGCGAAATCATTGCTTATATAAATTCTACTGAAAAAAATATGATTTTAGTCGAAAGGCCAATGCTTGTAAATTCTGTTCATAATATTAATGGTCAGGAAACGTTCTTTTTTACAAAATATATGCCATTTACTGAAGCTAATGTAATAGTAAAAATTAATTCTTCTAATGTTATAGCAACAAGCCCTTTGGATGATCTTATAAAAGAGCGTTATATAAGAGCCGCTATACATAATAATGCTAACATTGATGATGATGAAATGGAATCAGTTTTGGATAATACTAATTTACCAGAAGAAGATCTTTTAGTCTTAGAACCTCAATCTAAGTGCATACATTAAAGTAGTATATCCCCCTCTCTCACCAGACTCTATTAATTATACCACAGGTTTGCAAATCTGTAAACCCCTAAAATGCACTTTTATTAAAAAAAATATCATA